TTTACTTTTGCCCTTGCCTTGATAATTCGGGTGTGCCACGCCTGATTTCGCCTTCCCATTATGCATACGGCATCGGCCATTCGGCATTGCTGGATTTTCGCACAACTTGCCGCTTCTAGTTTTTGCGCCGCACGTTTGAACACCTTTAATCGGCATAATTCACCATGATTGCATGAGATAACACAAAATGCATCACTTTATTCAAACGTATATCCGCATACGGGGCATGTGTGCATTACGGGTAGTGTACCAGATTGTGTGCTATCGTTGCGTGCGGGCGTTTCTGGCGCGTCCTGTGCCAATGCAAGCATGGCGCTTGCTTCTTTTGCGAGTGCGCGGGTTAGTTCTTCAGGATGAAACAAGTGTTCGGTATTCAAGTATAATGCTATTTCCGCAAGTACTGTAGCCTTTAACTTGATACCAACCATTGCGGCGCGGTTATCTTCCAGCGCCAGCAGTTTTGCATCATCACTACCCGGTTCAATATCATCACGAATGACAACAACCCATTCATCACCAGTAGTGTGAACAGGTTTGATTTTGAAGCCAAGTTCAGCCATTTTTTGAAATGTTTGATTCCCCGCTATAAGCGTGCCATCATTAGCGGCGAGTCCACTTCTGCCAGCGCCATGATTCCGTATAGAGTGTTCAATGATTCTGTGTCCTCGCTGAGTGCCTTCATTAGCATTCAAATGATCTTGTTTTAAATCTTCAATACTGTTAATCTGTTTCGTTGGCACTTTTCTACTTGACATGCATATACCTTTTTCCGTGCCTGATATGCGATACGGTTGATAATGCAATATTAAACATTTCCGAGATTTCACGATGCGTTAATTTCGTTTCACGAAACAACCTGCGCATTTCAATAACCTGATCATCTGTTAATTTTGCGTAGTTGCGGCCATACGTCAAACGCTGTTCTATCCCGGTTTCAGTTTGGTATCTTTTAATAGCGGCGGCGCTTTGATGCTGTTTTGCACTTTCAGATGCTTTTACACCCATCTTGCCAGCACTTTTATTTTGCCTTACTTGATCGCTATCACGCCTTCCGGTTCTTGTTAAACTTGCCTTGCGTCGGTTTTGAGGGCTATGCAATCTTTTTACGTTATCAGGATTGGAACGCGCATTTTCACGCATTTTCTGCACAGTTTCTTCGGTGTGTTTGTATCCTATCGGGCCTTCACCGCCATCTGAATTGTTGGTAAGTTGCATTCCAATGCTGCGATGATATGCAATCCAGTATATTTCACGTTCAAATATAACCTCATTTGACGCTTGTTCGATTATTTCCATAATTGGTCGTTTATTGCCAGCAATAAGTTTGCGAATCCATCTGGCGCTGTGCGTCTTTCCTGTAATGCAATGTGATATGTGCTGCGACAATCTAGCGTGTGGGTTCTTTGATTTGCCGATATACCTAACTTTAAGTGTGTCAGGATCAATAAGCGCATAGATATAAGAAACACCTGCAATCATGGTTCCGTCGTTCGCCGCCAACCCGCTACGCCCTGCACCCCGATTACTCAACGAGTGTTCAATAATCCGATGCCCGCGTTGCGTGCCTTCGTTTGCATTTTCAGGATCGGGCGTGAAATCAGAAATTGCGGTGAATGATTTCGTCACTCGGCATATCTTTCAGTGCTAGGTATTGTTCCAGCAAATCAAGTTCGCGGGCGTTGGTACGGAACTCATCTAGTATCGGCTTGCGTGTTCGCTCGATTTCCTGAAGATGATCGGATAACTGGCGATTGCGGAATGTTAATTCCTGATAGCGTATGCGAATGCTTGGCAGTAAATCAATTGCCATTGCTCACCAGAAAATAGCCAAGATGCGCTTTCACTTGCGCTGGCAAATCGCTGATGCCTTTTTGGTACTGCATTTCTATGCGCTGGCTTTCGCCCTGTTCATCAATGAAATGAAACACGAAATCAACCGCCATTTCTGGCACTGGTGAAACGTGCATACGCAATGTGCCGTGAAGCGGATTCGCCCAATACAGATACACATCACCTTCATTGCTTTCAAGTTTAACGGGTGATAAACGGTTATTCATGCACGCATTCACGAATACCCATTCATTGCGCGCATCTTCAGCGCTTGCCGCACTCATATACCCTTCACGTACCAGTTTATCAAGGTATGCAAAGAATTCTTCACGTTCCATGTTCAATCCCTTGTATTAAACACAACCCATGCGATGCTGCACACAATCAACGCGCAAGTGTACTGGATTACAAGTGTTAGCAGTTCTTTATTCCATGATGTATCGTGTGTATCGTGCATCAGTGTTTCGCTAATTCCTGCCATATATCGGCGTGTGCAATCAGTGATTGTTCAAGCATTCGTTCAACGTAGTTTGATGCGTTGCGCTGGTAATCGTGCATAGCATCTTCTATAGTGGTTCCAGTGCCGAAAACACGCGAAAAGATATTTGTAAGCGTGATTACACCGTTGTAATCCATTCGCATATCCATATAATCAGGTATATGCATCATTGCGCTATTTTTCGTTTCTTCGCAACATCTTGTTGTTCTGGAATCCAAATCATGTCATGCTGCTGGCAGTATTCTTTCACGGCATACCCGCCACCATACACCAGAAACAACACATCAGCACTGCCGCGCCGGTTGCACGCCTGTGCATACTCCATTTCGAGTGCATCTAGTTTATCGCCATACCCGCGAGTCGCATAACTACGCCAACCCTGCGGCACACCCGCAAGGTTCAGCGCTGCATAGCGTTCAGGAACATTCAAATCAACGAAGATGCGAATACTGGCTAGTTCTTGCCACAACCGCGCCAACCAGCGCTTTTGATAAATCCGATGCGCCGCAAGTGCAAACGGCATGATTTCATTCACGCTGAAGTTCGGTTCAATCACGTTCATGCACCCGCTGTTCATCACCGCGCTAGGGTCTTTCCATAGATGATTGAACCGATAATCATCAACGTAAAAATGCCACGTACCCGGCATATGGGCAGTGCGCTTAACCGTACCCCAACCAACAAACGGTAAATCAAGCGCATCAGCTTGCTTATCCCTGCGCAGTAATGGTATATCGTAATCGTTGTCACTAGGCCAAATACAATCAGGAATATCACGAATGGTGAAAGTGTTCCCGATTGTGTAATGTTCAGGATGATACATATATTATGACAATAATTCAACAGTGATTGAATTATTTACAGCATCTACGCTTTTTACGCGAAATTTTGCACCGGGCGGTATGAGGAATTCTTTTTCGCCTCTATAGGCACTAATACTATCAACATATGCCCCTTTTGAGCCTTTAGGAATGTGTATTTTCACCTTGATACCAAAAAATGATCTCGTTTTATCAAGCGAGGTTGATGTAAATCCTTTATCTTGATACACTGTGCCAATTTTCAATGAATGAAGGTCATTGAAAATTCCAAATGGACGCATACCGCGAAATGCAACAATATTTTCAGGTGCGCGTGATTTTTCCAGCGCTGCCGTAGCTGATTCGATTGCATGGCTATCACTTGCACTAACAGTGTCACTCAATCCACGCAAATAGGCATTCATTTGCTCGTAATGGTGCCCTGTATAATGGTTAATTCCGTTCTTTTGCGCATCAGGCAATCCATCAATGAATTTGCCATATTTTTCTTCACCCCATTCATCAGGGTTATCTATTTCTTTGAATTGACTTTCATTGGTTCGCCCTTTTCGGTATTTCGCGTGATCTTTTTTACTTTTAGGCATTTACTTGCCTTTCTTGCCAGATTTCTTGCTACCGCCCTTCGGAACTGAAATGATGTTCAGTTCACCCGGCTTTGAAACGAACTTGCCCGGTTCACCTTTTTTTGGTGCCATGATGAAATATCTCCATTCAAGAACGCCGCATATGTCGTATTGTATCATAATACGTCAATCAGATCAGATTACGAAGCGCACAAAAAGGGCGCGGATTAATCCGCGCCCTTTTTGCTACCTGTATTCTTCTATTATTCGCTAATAATCACAATGCTTTCTGCGCCACTCGAAAACTTATCTTCATCATCGCCCATGTTGGCTGCGAGATCACGCCAGTTCTGCGGCGCTGCAATGTATTCACTGCCGCTGTCAAGAATTGGATTGTACCCGCCCTTTTCATTCTTTCGCGCAATGAATGCGCCACTGCCATTCACAAATACAACATCGAATTTCTTACCGTTGACTTCGTTTTCCAGAACATTGAACCATGACATTACTTTCACCACGTTTCCTGTTATTGATTAACCGCAAGGGCAGTATACCATATACTGCCCTTGCCGACCACCGCAACCTATGCGGCGCTGATTTGGTAAATGTAGCCCTTCGGAACAATGAATTCTGCAACAAATGCTTTTGCTGCGGCTACACTTGCGAAACCCTGAAACACTTCGCTGGTTTCCAGAACGGTGATGCTGTACATTGCTTTGCCCTTTCTGTATATCCGCTTGCCTCATTGACAGTATTATATACTAATACGTCGCAATTGTCAAGTGGTATTTTCAGGCAATTTTAGGGCAATTTTTCATCGTTCCAAAAAATTGTAACCGGGCATTTTATAGGTGGATCGCGCATGTGTTTCTTGCCGCATATGGCTTCAGCACTGGCATAGCCTAGTTCAATTACACGCTTGGTGCGAATATGGCGCGCCTTGTGTTATTTGCGACGGCAAGCCCAACCCTTATGATTTGACTGCAATCCTTGCATGACGCGATGCATTGTTCGTGCAGTGAGATTGTGTTCTTGACAGAACTTCTTTAGGTTTCGTATTTCGTAAACTTCACCATTTGGTGCTGTTAGAATATATTCCTTGGAAGCAAATTCTGCCAAAATTTCACGGCGTTCTGGATTGTTGGCGTAAAAATCCTTGCCCTTTAGTGAACGCATTTCACGAACATTAGGTTGATTCCCGTACCTGATTTGAGAATCTGCCATTTTCTTGCGTGTCTCTGGATTGCGACCATGTTCCAACTTCATTGATCGCATTTTCTCGCGCGATTCAGGTTTCGACCAGTATTCCCTAGATTGTGCCACTAAACGTTTATGTACAATTGGATTGGACACTTCTTTCTGTCGAACTTGCTTTAATTTCCTGCGCGTTTCTTCACTCCTTTTTACGCCAATTGAAGAATTTGCGACAATATTTAAATTAAATCCATATCGTATATCAATTGAATGAAGTGTGTCAATCCAATATTGTTCACGACTGATTAAATTCTCAATCGAATGCAATTCTTCTATTATTTCAAAAACAAAAGATTGTTCACCATATTTATTCCATGCTTTTTGTAAGTATCGGGATTCGTGAACATTCCTTCGTAATCTGCTTAGGTGTACACTCCATCTTTGGCGAGTGTCAGAAGAACTGCCAACATAGATTTTGCCAGATTCAACATGTCGTATTTGGTAAATTGATATTATTTTACTCATAAAATTTCAAGTATCATTGATTCTTATAACGGTTACAGGGCAATCTTTAGGGCCATTTTTCATGGCCTTTTTTCCACAGAAAACAACCGCATCTTCATATGAGAATTCTATAATACGCTTTGTTCTTCTGTGTCTTTGCTTATCGATAGGTGCTGAAACGTCGGAAATTCTACATTTACGCAACTGAAATGTTTTGGCACTCCAAACCCAAACCCAAGTTCCAATGTTGTAATAAGCGCTAGATATATTACACGAAGCCGGTTTTAATCCGCGATTAATTAAAACGGTATCCATCACACCTTTTGCATAGTACGGCGCGTATCCATTCATACTTTCGCCGCCATGTATGCCAAGTGCAATATATAGTGATATAAGTAAACTAGATACCGCGTTCAATCGTATTCATCTAGGGATGTGGGCATACGATCATCATCATCGCCCGCGATACGAGTAATCGCATAGGCGATAGCAGTCATGCCCACAACCCATAATGCGGCCATCACAGTAATGCACCAGAACATTAGGTATTTGGCCCCTGTGCAGATTCGCGCACTTCTTGTGCGCGGCCATCGGTGCGAGTAAGGCCAGCCGCACCCGCCGCTGCAATCACGCCCTGGATAATCCACTGCGCAACATCCTTCAGGTCGTATGTACTACCATTAGCAACCGAAACCAGAACAGTTGCAAGCACGCCGCTGAAGATTGCAACAATCACCAGCGTTGCGGTTTTGGCATTTGGAAAAGCCATCTTGAACAGGGCAACCAGATACCCGCACACCAGTGCCGCCGCGCCCGTTTCTGCAATGTAGTTCATGAATGTGTTCCTTTGATGTGGTATTACGTCGTAAACGTCGTGATTATACCACAAAAAGAAATGTGATTGGATTACAAAAAACCACAAACCGCACAGAAATGTGCGGTTTGTGGTTGGATTTCTCCATGCCCACTATTTAGTTGCCGGTAGTATACTACTATATTATGTTGCTGTCAAATGCGCTGGTTCTATTTCCTGAAGCGTATCATAATCAAGAACGGGCTTGCGTAGCGCGTTTCGGTACTGTTCTATTTTCCAGAACAATTCAGAAGCCGATTCACCAAACGCGATACTTTCATTTTCTTCGTTGCTATCTGGCTTGCCGTTTGTATAATGCACTTCATAAATGCCATATTCCAAGCCGAATGAACCCTGTTTGCGTAATACTCGATAGTTCCAGTATTTTGTATTCATCATAGCCAAACAATCAGCATTTGCGCATTTAGCGCATCATCGAATTTACCAGATACGCGGCAAATAGCATATACAATCGGCCAATCATCATCGGCAACTTCATCTACATTCACCTGAAGATTGATTTTACGCAGTTCTGCCACGTTTTCGAGTGAACCGTATTCATCAATCACGATGTTGTCAAGATTGCGCATTTTGCTAGGCAATTCGCGTGTATCGCCATATGTATAATCGCGCAATAGTGCTTTGAACTGGATATAATCAATCACGTTCTAATTCTCGTTTCATAATATACTGCAATTCTTCATCACTAATTCCAAGAAACCGCGCTTGTTTAATAGCATTCTCGAAAGTAACGCCAACTTCGAATAAGCGTTGACCTTGACTGACAGGTAGCAATTCATTCACGCGACATGCAATCGGATCGCGGGTTTCGGTTTGCAGCAGTATGTATTCTTCATCGTTAATCGTGCAAGTACCGATTTTATAGCCAATCGTGCGATGATTGCGGTAGTATTCGCGCTGCACTGGATTCTCTTTTGATATTTCGATAACGGGTAAGGCAATGTGACGTGGCTTGTTTTCGCCCTGATGATCCCAATACGTACCAGTGAATACGATAATGTTTCCGCACTGGATACATCGTGCGAAATCGCCAATATTCGGCACTTTCGTGTCACTCATCACATATCCCTCACATAACGTTGCGCGTATCGGTACATATCAACCGTTCTGTCAACGCGCAACAAACGGCATAGTTCATTATGATGCCATTGCCTATCACTATCAAGTGTGTGTAAATACTCAGTAGAATAACTGCCGCTGCGCATTGCATCTACCAGTTCGATATACTCTTGGCACAGGGTTTTAATCACATCGCTTTCAACCACGGCGATCTCGCTTTCGTGCGCGTCGTTTTGCACGCCGATGAAATGCACGTCGGTTCAGGTAGTCTAATTCACGTTGCCACTTTCGCACAGGATCGCCACTCCATTCGCTTTTAGACCATCCCCACCAGCCATAGTGATTAATGGCGTTTTCTAATTTTTGCATGCGTGTAAGTTCTTCGTTCATCACACAAACTTCTCAATACTCATGCGAAATGCCGCAACGATTTGGAGTGTATCACTATCCACAACCCATGCATCATCGCGCAAACTGCATTGCATTTCTGCCAATCCTAATGCACTGTCAAGCAAATCTTCATCGGTGTATGTTGTGGTTACTACTTTGCATTCGCTACAGGAATAATTAAAATCCTCATGATCTATACAGGCGCATTCCCGTTCGAAGCTATACCCATTCTTGGCTACATGTGTACGCGACGTTTCAAGCAATTCAGGCGTGCATTCAAGCCACGGCCTATACTTGCGCACTAGAACAATTGCCCATGTCCCCTTCAATCATTCCTCACAATCACTGGCACGCCGCTTGCCCGCGCCAGATTGCACATGCCATCGGTGCCATTGCTTTTGCCGTGCGACCGAAACGCCACAACGCCCACAACATCACCCGGTTCTAGCATCGCTACATTACGTTTTGGCCCTGCTGATTTGCCATCAACCGCCCAATCGGAAACCTGAACCACCTTACACCGCCCGCGTTCATATACCGCTGGTGTGGTTGCACAGTATTCTTCATGCCTGATGCGTAGTTCACGGCAGAGCGTACTAATCATTCTATCAGCGCCATTCGGTTCATCACCATGCCGTACTACCAGTCGGGTGCCGTAGCGTACCTGCAATCGCTTCAACTCACTCTGCACCATTCGGCGGTTCTGCCATGTGCGGCTACCACACATCAGGATAATCACATCAGGCGTGAACAGCCGTTGTTCGAATGGTTCAGCACTGGCATCTTCGGCGCTAATAGGTGCTAGGTTGAAATTGGTTGGCATTCTCTTGAACCTGAATTAATTCATTCGCAAAGAACCATATCATCACTTTTTGCCCGCCAATCTGCTTGCCGATAATATGTACTAGAAACGAACCATCGCTTGAACTGCTTACGATTTTGCCTATTTCGCCAATATATAAATTCTCATCATTAATCGAAATACGCACCATGTCATTTACTTGCATTGGTTTCAATCCTGTTCATCAGCCGCAATTCACACGCCTGAAAATAATACGGGAATATTTCACCATTCAACCGAACATACACTTGCTGCGCCTCACTCGATACCACAACGCCCATCTTGCCATTGTGATGATCAGTGCTTACTATCTGTACCACATCACGCGGTTTGAACATCGCTTTCACCTTCAATGCGTTCTAGTTCACTAGGCCAAAAATACAAACATTCGCCATCATCCATCTGAACCAGTGCTTGCAAGTTAAATGGCGGGTAATCAAGAATAGTACCAGTTTGCCCGATTAGGTAATTATAGTTTTCACCCGGTTTGTGTGGCGCTGAAGATGGATTCCCAATCCGCGCCACTCGCACCCGTTCACCGTTCTTTAGAAACGCTGCCATCATTCACCCCTTCGATTACGGTTAGTTCAGCGTGATTAAACCAGAATTTACGGCCATACGTTGTGCGATTGTCTAATTTAACCATCACATCCAACCCAATGCACACATCCAACCCAATGCAATCTTCATCTTCGGTTGACTGAACCACCGTGCCAATAGCACCGAAAAAGAAACTACCAAGTTTATCTTCAGTAACCCGAACACGCATACCCTTTTCAAACCCATTCACAGCCATTTTGCGCCACCTTTCTGCTTGTTTCACATCAGCATACCACTTGATACCCTATCGCTGCGCACAAGCCCGCATAGCACGCTTTACGCTACCTGTAGAAAATGCCGCGCTTGCGCCCTTCACTATCAGTGTATTCAATCTGCACTGCCGAAACTACAATGTTCTTGCGCTTCAGCATTTCCAGAAACGCATACAAGGCATTGTTCGCTATCACCAGCTTGTCACCATCGCTACGGCTTCCCCAATCGTGCATAGTTGGTACGAAATAGGCGCGTGCAGCAAAACCGTACTGAAGGAATTCGAACGGTTGCGCATCGCCAGTGAAACCAATTTCAGCCAGAAGAACGGCAATTTCAGTCATGTTTTCATTTAGGCGTGAATAATACCAACCGTTATCATCTGCACTGAATTTCGCAAGAAGTTTATACATTGTATCCACTCACTTTCCATACCGTTTGATTAATTTTTTCTTTTCCTGATCGTAATAATATGTATTTCGGCGGTTCAGCGTGTAATTCGCGCCTAGTAAATCCTTTCCATGAATACTCGCTTTCTTGGCGCATTGCGTGCCAACAATACCCCTTTCCCCCGATTTGCTGTATACATATACCCATATAGTATGCTCTTTGCCGCAACAATCACAATTGTAGTAATCGCCCGTATCAGGAATTGGCTTACCAGTTTCCAGATCAATCGAACGTGTATCAATGCGGCATTCAACAAACCAAATCCCTTCGTTCATATTAATCATTGCAATGCCGCCTTTCTTGATTACTTGTATTCAACTGCCCGCTTCAGAACGTCAATATCCCAAAATGCACCGTGTACCACACTGTAAACACCGTGAACCGCATCAAGTTTAATCGCTTTGGTTTTCTTATAGGTGTTGAGGATTTTAACCGCTTCATCGTGCGTGAAACCGCGTTCTTCACACATGGCAATGAAACCATTAACGGCATTCACCATACGCTCTGCTACCTGTTCAGCGCCCGAAAGTTTAGTGCTTTTCATTGCCGTTCTCGCTTTCGTTGGTGTGTTGCTTCAATGACAGTATTATATATTATTACGTCGTGATTGTCAATAGCTTATATGTTCTATTTTCAAGGCAATTTTTGAGTGTACAAACCGCTGGTGCAATTTGCAGAATTGCAAATTCACATGATCTTTTTTCTTTTCTTCTAGATTCCTTAATCACTACTTCAATTTTTGGAGTGGGTACTACTTCAATTTTTGGAGTGGGTATAGAAAAACCGCCCGTATTTCAGGGCGGTTGAATGCGGAATTGTGTTACTCGAATTAGGCGGTTGCACACCCTTTCACATATGCCGCTAAATCAATCATCAACTGTTCATTGATTGTATAAAACGCATCATCTTGCGCGCCGAATTCATACGCTGTTTCGTTATCGCAGTATTCATCATCCCAACCACCGCTACTGCCATAATCCAGTTCGCCGCGCTTGTTGTACACTAGTTGCGAACCAACCGATTGAACCAGCTTCGCAACCTGTTTGGCGGTTTCGGTGTTAATCACGTTCAACGCCCGAATAACATCTTGCCAGTGCTTACCGTAGCGGTTATCAGCCCATTGGGTAAACCCGCCATTGCACACCTGATAGTTCAAATTGCCAATCAGTACAACAATTTTCTCAATACCGCCAAGCGTGAACAGGAAATCATCATACGTGCCACCTTTCGGCCAATCAGCATACGCCCGATCCATGATTGGCTGTGCCTGATTGATTGCTTCATCGTAGTTCATTCGCTTACTTTTTCCTCTCTTGATTTCTGCCATTCAGCTTCAAATTCAGCATCTTCAACAATTTCAAATGGGCCGTATGCGCGCCCTTCCTCACATGCCACAATAGCCAAGCCAGCATCACGCGATTCAATAATCCACGCGCCGCGATATTTATACACAACGTACAGTTCATCGCCCATTGCAATCACCTTTTCTATACCGCCATTTCCGCACGAACACTAGCAAGCCAAGCGCTATTATCGCATTCAGCCTGAATTGTGTTTGCTACAATCGTACCGCGAATCGTAACAAATCGCGTCGGTTGCCCATACGCCTGTTCAATCGCAATCAAAGCCATCTGCATTAACTACAAGCCAGAAAACCAGTTACTCACCCGATATTAAACAATTTAAGCACCTTTATACGCCTTAATGAAATTATTAGGCTTATGTGAAAATACTATCTTCCCATCATTTAGCAGCGACTCGAGGATTTTACGTGAAATCGTTGTACCATTCACACTGGCACGATCACGACTAACTATAATTTCACCACCATTCTTCAAAAATTCTTCAATCGCTTTGCGGTTCATTGTTTTACCATTCCTGTATTCGTTTACTTTATTGGCGTTATTATATAGTATTACGTTCCATTTGTCAATAGGGTAAATCGGGCAATTTTGCACCAATTTTCGAGCAAACAAAAACACGCCCCTTGCGAAGCGTGTTCTGCGAGAAATGCGCGCCAGTGGTTCAGCAATCGCGCAATGTGAACATGAGTGCATACATTGCAACGCCGCGATAATCGCTATTAATACCACTTGCTGAAACAATCAACGTGTATTGGCCGGGTTGCAATGTTGCCGTTGGTGTATACACCAGTGTGTTCACCCGTTCTTGCGGTTCCCACACGTTAAAGTATAGTGGTTTATCATCTTGCTGAACTGTCACATGCGGTACATCTGGATTGGTCACGAATCCTTTTGCAACACTGCGAATATACACCACTGGCGATTTATGATTAATCACGAACGTGTTTTTGTAGTGCAATGCACTACCACGGCAAATACTATATTCGCCGGGAATGATTTCATCTTTGAAACTAACTGGTGGTGTTTCAACATTGATGAATGCATATAATTACAATCCGATAATTGCAATTGCACCAATCATGACAAGGATAGGACGCCAAGAAATAGTGAATTTCACGGTGTAATTCCCAATGCGCGGAATACCACGCCTAAAATGCCCAATTGCTGCAACACTGGCATTGATGCAAGTAAACCAACAACGTATAGCGCCTTTCGCGCACCATTGATTTCTTCTAACAGTGCATCACGTTCTTTCAGAAGTGATGATACCTTGTCGTTTACTTCCTGTAATTCGGCTTGCAACCCGCGAAGGCGTAATTTGGGATTACCCGCAATGATGTTTGTCACTTCATCAATGCGGGCAAGTGCGCCGCCGAAATCCTTGTTTAATTGCGTGATTTGCCCGCGTGAAATCTGTACTTGTTCACGCAATGGTGCAATAACGTTCGTTACCTGCGTCGAAACTTCACGTTCAACGGCATTTTGGATGTAATCACGCAATGCGCGACTTTGATCGCTCATGATAACCTCGTTGCGTGTTCTACCTGAATAAACCCTAAATCACGAAACGGATTACTAGTTGCTAGATGCAACCAACCGTTTGTAACATCATCAACATCAATGATCTGACCGATTGGCAGTTGTGCCGTGTTTCCAAGTGCCTTGCTTGCCCGTACATCACGGCTGATACGAACCGGGCAAGGTTCGCGGGTGATTTGCCAGCGCTGAATACCTGATGCTGGCATGTTTGCGTTGTGCAGTGCAACGCCTAAATCACGCCGCAATTGGTTCATGTCGATCATACGCCCTGGGCACGATTTTGGGCTTCCACACTCCCTATGCCCGCGCACCGTATCAATCGAAACGGTTTGAATGCCTTTCCACTGGAAAAGCGCAATAATCAGTTCAAATAAATCATGGCGTGTTTTATCGGGCATTGGGTTTACATCAAAGTTGCCAACCGTTTCAATGCCGATAAACGATGAATTGAACGCACCTGCGTGAATGCCGATTTCATTCACTGGTGTTCCAATCCAGAAACCATCAGGCGCATTGAAAATATGCGGCGCTGCACTCCAACCATGCTGCAAATTACCTTTACTATCGCGCCATGTTACATCTTCACGATAGTATTTCTTCAAGCCGTTCATGGTTGTACTGCCGCGCCATTGTGCCATAGTTGGGGAAAACGTGTGATGGACGCAAATTCCTTTAAACCAATATGGTGCCTTTAATGTAGCAAGATATGCTTTAAATTCGGCAATATTGTTAATCTTACGCCCATCCCACGAAAACGATGATTGTGCCATGTTATTCACCTTTTGATTGTAGTAGTGTGACGCCAGCCTTTATGCGATTTTCGCTTACCTTGATGTAATAAAATCATCTTGGTGGTGCTTAGATTGTTTTTCTTGCAAAATTCGTTCAGTTTAGTTATTGGTTCAACGAATCCACCACTCGGATCAATAAAGCCATCATACTCTTTTAGAATTCTTGTGTAATCATTTCCTTTGAAACGCCACCCTTTATATGATTTTATTCTACCTTTGCCATTTGCAAGATTCCACATAGCACCAAAATGCAAGTTGTTTTCATGGCAAAATTTCCACAAATTACTAATAACAACTTCTTGCCCTTCTGGATTAATAAACCCCGGCCAATCCATCTTCTTTTTACTACTAATCAGATCGCCAAATTCTTTTGGAAATTTCCTTCCAATATTCGATCCTGCCTTAGTCGCTATGTTGAAACCAAGTTTTTCATCATACGACTGACTGACATCTAACCACATTTGTTCTCTTTGTAGCAGTGCGTTAACTTCACTAACAAATTCAATAATTAAAAATCGAAAATTATTTTCACCATATTTATTCCATGCTTTCTGAAGGTAATCATTTTTATGTTTATCGTATCGAAGTAATTTCCTGTGATCGTTCCATCGCTGGCGTAGATTTTTAGCACTGCCTATATAGCGTTTATTTGTTTCAGTGCAAACGATTTGGTAAATACCGGGTGATGCTGGTAAAATGTTCATTGTCGCATTCTCTTTCATGCTATGCGGCTATGCCCTACACGGCTGCAACCGTGATAGGGCTTCTTTATGTAATGTCCATTCTTTCATCGCATTATTGATTATTTGCCACGATTTGCATAATGGCATACCCTGAACCGGGAAATGTTTGATAGTTACTGCTACCATTCGGCGTGAAACGCCATTCAATGCGATATACGCCCGGTGTTGCAATATCATCACCTGATTGCCAGTTGTATTGCACATTTGCCGCGCCATCATCTAGATTATCAGGGTTGGCAACCAGAATCGTTGCCGTATCATCAATCAGGCTTGAATAATCCAGTTGTGATGTAATAACAATCTGCAACGTGCCATTTTCGAGTGACGCCGGTACACCGCTATCATCGGTTAATCTGGCGCGTAATGGTGTAACCGCTGCATTTTGCTTAATATAATAATCAGCCATTGCTATAATTCCTCGCTGGTATGTTCACCATCTCCAATAATAGCAACGCTTTCTGATTGATGTATTACGATTGCATCATTTGCGCCGCCATGTACCGCCGTTGCCCGTTGCCCGCCCAACAGTTTTGATTGTAATCTACCACTGCCGATAGCACCCGCCCGCATTGGTGTGCGCGATGAATACCGCGCCAGCGCATTGCGGCTGATAGTGAGTAGAAACCCGATGCTAGACGTAATGCCGCGCACTAGCACGTTCGAACGAATAACCTGAACCACTGGCGCGATACCAGCTTGGATCGTGCGCCCAAAGTTGCCCGCCCGCGCTGCTGTGCTTGCCTGTGGTGCGCTGAAGGTAATCGTGCGCGTGAACGCCCGCATATGTGTAAACAACGCCGCTGAAGCCGTTGCAGCGCTTATAGCGCGCTGGTAGAAAGCGTTGCGCTGAACACTGGCGCTGTTGCTGATACTCGCTGCTATGTTTCGCACGGTTGTAAATCGAAACACTGAAGCGCTTGAATGCACAACCGTTGCGGCTAAACTGCGCACGGCTGCATACACCCGCATGGCCGCGCTGGTGTGATTGGTGCTTGCGTTCACCGACCGTGCCGCATTGGTTGCCCGCGCAATACTCGTTGAAAGCGCTGAAACGGCTTGTAAGGCGCGGTTCAGTGTTTGCCTACCCTGCGCTGCGGTTGTGTGTACAATCGCGCTTGTGGCGGTTCTGGTAGCGGCTGTGGCGCGTTGTACACTCGCACTGAACGCCCGCGTTGCACTGATAGCGCGACTCGTTGAAAATGCCCGGTTCAGTGCTGTTGAATGACTGATACTCGATACTGCCGCCCGCGCTTGTGTTAATGCTCGGTTGGCCGTGCTGCTTACTGCAATCGTGCTACTGATAGCGCGATTGATAACGCCTGAATGCAAGCCTACAATGACTGTATGTGCTATTGAACTCGTCATATTGCGCATATTATTCACGCGCCGTTGAAGTGTTGCGATACTTGCAATACTGGTGCTATATGCCCGCATGAAGTTGAAAGAGCGGGCAAGTGTGATGCTATGCGCTACGGCACTTGTAGTTGTTCGCATGAATGCCATGCTGCGATTCATCGCACTAGCATGAGCGCGTGTTACGGTTATCTGGCGAATATGCGCCAGTGCGCGCACAAATACCGCGCTATGCGCCCGCGTTACACTGATTGCACGGCTGATTGATCGCACCTGTGCGACGTTGGCGCTAAACGCCACCAGAACGCCCACAGCACGATTATTGGTAATGTTTCGATTGAATGTGCCAACATGCCCAATCGCGCCCGTAAACGCCCGCTGAAAGGCTAGGGCGCGGCTTGTAATACTGGTGTGTGCAATCGTGCTTGTTGTTGCTCGGTTGGCAGTGCTTGAACGTGTTGCGGTACTTGCAACACCTGTAGTGTTCGATTGTGCGCGGCTGTTTTGCACTCTGCGCACAATACTGCTTATTGCACTGGTTGTGCTTGTTATTGCACGGCTAATTGCACCGCCGTTGATTGTGCGCGCAACTGCACTGGTTGCACTGGTTGCACTCGTAATTGCACGGCTTGCATTCTGGCGCAATGCAACACTTGCATTGTGCGCAACAGTCGGTGCAATCGTGCGCAGTGCATTGGTTGCGCGATTTGCAACGCTCGATTGTGTAATTGCACTGGCAACATTGCGCGTGAATAGAAGCGTGCGATTTGCAACACTTGATTGCGCAACACTGCTACTGATTACACGCGCAACTGTTTGCACGCGATTGATTGCACTGCTATTCAAAACCGCAATTGCAATACTTCGTTGCGCGGCATTTGATCGATTGATTGCACTGCTATTCGCTATTGTGCTAGTAATAAATCGCAATGCACTGCGAATGCCGGTGCTTGAACTTGTATGCAAGTTCAGCGATGTGATCAAACGCTGGTTCAATAAAGTTCGAACCGCTGAACTTGAACTTAAACTTGCTGAACTTATCACACGAAAACGCGCCGCAATGCGGTTTATCGCGCTTGAACTTGCAATTGAAAGGTTCAGAACTCGTATGTTGCTAATTGCCCGGTTCAGGTTCATTGAACTCGCAATTGAACCTGAAATTGCCCGCGCTGAACTCGTTGCACGTTGAATACTGGCGCTATTCGCCATGCTTGCACCGATGGTACGTGCATACGTGATTGTGCGGCTTGTACTGGCTGATTGTGCAATACTCGATGCAATCAGCCGCGCATTGCTGATTGCGCGATTTGCTGAACTGGAAACACTTATAGCACTGCTGATGGTGCGCAACGCTGCCTTCAATCGGTTGAATGCAACCGAATGCGCAACGCTCGAAATAACCAGCCGCGCTAGTGCGTTCGCCCGCGCAATACTCGTTGCATGGCCGATTGCGCTTGTTGCACTGCGAATTGCAGCATACATGCGCGCTATTGCACTGGTGTGTAATGCACTTGCACTGAACACCCGCGCTAGTGCATTCGCCCGGTTCACTGTTGCACTGTTTGCAATCGCGCTTGAAATTGCACGCGGTAACACCTTCAGCCGTGAAACGCTGGCGCTGTTGCTGATACTCGAATTCAACGCCCGCGCTTGTGTTAATGCGCGGCTGAATATCGCTGTTATTGCAATGCTTGCGGTTATCGTGCGCGCCAGTGTACTTGCCCGCACTAGGCCGATGGTGTGGTTAATTGCACTCGATACCGCCCGCGATGTTACTTTTATGCGTGCAACACTGGCGCTGTTTGAAACACTCTGCGAAATAGCCCGTGCAAGCGTGCTAGAACGGCTTGTAACGCTCGAATGGTTGATTGTGGTACTTGCGGTGCGTGTGCGTGCTGCAACGCGGGAAAACGCCGCTGAAGGACTTATTGCGCCTGTTATGATGCGCGCCAGTGCGCTTGCTCGGTTGATGGTTGCAGTGTTCGATTGTGCCGCGCTGATAGTGCGCGTTCGTGCTGCAAGCCGTGCAATACTGGCGCTGTTTCCTGTGGTGTGCGTGTTGGCGCGTGAAGCCGCTTGTGCGCGGTTTACAGCGCTTGTTGGTGCTAGGCTGATACTTGCAAGCCGTGCCGTATTTGCGGCGCGCACAACCGTTCCTGTTGGCGCTAGGCTAATGCTGATAGGACGTGCCGTGGTGAACTGGCGTACACTCGCACTGGCGTTGGCAACTGAACTGGAAATAGCGCGCAAATACGCCGTGCTTGTGGTTGTGCGTCGTGAATTGCCACGTCCACCCCATGCTACTGGCGCGGGGGCTTCATCAGTGAGCGTGCCAACTTCGGTAAATGAATGCCCTTTGCCGGAAAGATCACGATTGCGTTCACCCGAACCGGGTCGGCAAGGCCAATACGCATACAAATTGGCAACGCGCAATGGCCGAATTACCCGCGATTCGGCTGCGATTTCAGCCGCGCTTAACGCAACACTCCATGCCTTCAGTGCGTATACACGCCCGTTGAAGTAGGTTCCAGCCGTGCGATCATTGCCAACATCAACTTGTGTTGAAGCGGTGCGTGATGTAACCGTATTTGTTGCAGTTGCATCAAGTACTCCATTTAGATATATTTGAAGTGTTGTGTTACTTGTTCGAACAAGCGCATAATGGTTCCAAGCACCATACGCAACAGATGAACCTAATGTAGTGATCGATGAACCGCCAACAATCGCCTGAACACTCCAAGTTGTACCACCACTATTTGTTCGAAGTGCATCTTTATTACTGCCGCCACCATCGGTGATAGAAAAAAGTGTTTGTTGTGCTGCTGGATTGGAAACAGGATAAAACCATGCCATGATAGTATAGGCGCTATTGTAATTAATAACGCCTGAAGTCAAACGGAGCGCATCACCTGTAGCATCAAACCGAACCGCCATTATGCACTATCACGTAATTCTATCGCCAATAGATACAAATCACCTGTTGCAGTATCGGCAATGGCTGAACCATCGGCATCACGATTGACACTAATACGATAATAATCTCCAGCCGCAATAGAATCAGCATTTGTCAATGTAATACTAACCTGATCAATATACCCTGCTGTTGCTGGTACTGTGGTGCTTGCGCTGTTGTTTACCGTGTCAAATGATGTTACTGCGTCCAAATCGGTTGCATCATTATCGGTAACGGCTTCAATCTGCGCTTGCAATCCAACCGTGCCGCTTGTTGCCGATGCCATAACATAGCTGATGATAAGTGTGAGCGTACCAGTAATACCTTGTGGCGCTATATCAGTCCAATAGGCTGTTTCATCAGTTGCCGCATCAAACGCAAGAACGGGTCGTTGATTTATTTGTGTTAATTCTGGAAAGTTCGCACTTGGGAAATGTGCGCTTTCTGGTGTTCCTACAAATCGTGTAGCCATTAGCTCACATCCCCTAGTAAACGCGCTAGAAGTTGTGTATCATAGCGTGCTAATGCCACAACCGCCAGAATCAATGCTTTCTGCGCAAATGTTGCGTTTGTGCGAAATGGTACAGTTAGCGCGGTATTGTATGCCGCCGCATTCAGGTTCAACCAATCATCAGCCGCATTGATTGCGGCTTGTAAATCTGGCTTCGTGTAATTTGCACTTTCTAGTCGTGATGATAGAAACCGCATAGTTGCACGCCATAGCCGAATTCGCACCGTGTCTGTCAGAACTGCCATAATATTACCTCTTGACCATTTACAAAGATACGGCAATGGTTTATAATAACCATAATAATCATCAATTAAGGATTGTTGAATGAGTAACAAAGACAGAGTTGAGAGATTTGTTGATTATCGTGGTTATGTGCGTGTATATGCACCAGATCATCCGAATGCCATGCATAAGGGTTTTGTGTACGAACATCGGCTTGTTGTCGAAATGCATATTGGTCGTTATCTGAAAAGTGATGAAGTTATTCATCATAAAAATCATATCAAATCAGATAACAGATATGAAAACCTTGAAATCAAAACACCTGCACAACATGCGAGTGAACACCGTTCAGAAGAAAAGATTGGCAAATGGTCTAAAACGTATGATGCGTGTGTTGAATGTGGGCGATCTGACACAAAGCCAAGAACAAAAGAATTGTGCCAGAATTGCTATATAAACAACCGACGCAAGCAAGAACGTTTGAAGAATGGTGTGCCAGAACGAACGGGAAAATGGTCTAAGTATCACGATGCTTGCACAAATTGTGGTTTATCCGAACATCCCCCTAGAACTATTGATCTTTGTACGGTGTGCTATGCACGAAAAAGAAATGGATCGAAAATAACAACACCGATTAAGAATTCTAAGTTATCTGATCGCCGCAACGCATGGGCATGGTTGCGTAATACTGGCGGTGAACTGCTATATGCTTGCAAGCATTGCGGCAGATCAGATATTCGACATTGGGCACATGGTTTGTGTAAAAATTGCTTCTCACACAAGAATTAGAACAAATGTTCTAATTGGATATAGTGACCGTCACGGTAAGAGTGTCACCGCTGATCAACACTGCCGTGCTGCTGAAGTTATCTTCAACGTACAGAATTGAACCAGCAACCGTTGTGCTGTTGAAGATACCCGCGCCGTATGCGGTGCCTGAACCACTGGCAGTGAACGTTTTCGCAATGTTCTGGCTAAACGTGCCGCCCAAGCTGCTAGGCGCGGTATAGTCACCACCAACCGGGCTATTGGCGGTTGCGCGGGAAAGGCCGATGGTTGTGTATTCGTTCGTGGTAACACCGCTGCTGGTGCTACCGAGTGATTGATCGCCTTTCGCCTTCGTAAGCGTGCCGTTGGCGATTGCAATCACGTTGAAATACACGGTTGCTGAAGGTGCCGCTGGTGAACTACCACCCGCAAACACCTGTTTTGCCTGATAGTTTGCGCCAGCATCAACCCGTTCGTTGTGCGTTACGCTAGACCAGATGGTTTCATAGCGCTGAAGCATGCCTTCGTGGTAGATTGGGCGTTTCTGCTTTGCGACAAACACGCCAACTTCACCATTGATAGCGCGTCGAATGGCTTGCTTTGGATAACTGATACTGGCTGTGAACGACGTTGGCAGCGCAATGCGGCCAAGATCAGGATCGATGTATAGAACGTTCTGCATTGATGTAATCCCTTGTTATTGCGACATTCACGCCGCGTTGATAGGCAAAAAATTATTCGCCTTGCTCGGTTTCCTCATCCGCTGGTTGCGGATTGTAGCCACGATGAATACCGACACTCAACCGATTGCACGCATCAGCAACCAAGTTTAGTGCCGTATGCGCGGCTTCCTGTGCGCCCGCTGGAATATAGCCAAGTTCTTGCGTTTCGCGTAGATAGGCTTCCCATGCGGCTTCAAGGGCAAGTGCAGCAGGGCCGATTTCCGATAGTACCGCTTCTAGGTCGGTTGGCTTGCGAGAAAACCCACGATTCAGCCAAATATCAACCTTATCGCTGCTTACCTGAATTTGTTCACCATCGGGCGCGTACAGTGTTACAGCGTGCGGTGCATTCACATTCGCCGCAACACTCGCTTCATTCTGAATAACTGATTCCATTGGTAGTTTCCTTTTGTGTTATTGCTTGTAGTGCCTGTATTGCAAGTTCACGCGCTTTTACTCGCAATTGTAATTCATTCAACGCCTGTAAATCAATACGGTGTGCATCTTGTAATATAACAAGTTGTTTTGCGGCGCGTTCTTCCACCTGAATGCCATGTGCGGCACGTTTTAATATTTTTTGAATATTCTCTTTTTGCATTTTCATAAACCTATTGCACTCGTATGATTAATTTCCCAATCGGAAATCATGGTATTTATTTGATTGAGCATTTGCGCTAAATGTTGCCTTTCGACTGATGAATGAATTGCATTTATTGTATTATTGAATACTATATCATTTCCCGATTGGTATAATTGCAACATTCCTTGAACTGTTTTGCATTCTCGATATATTGTACGAATACCATCTAACAACGCCAATGCTTGATATTGACTATTGCGTGTCGATAGATCAAATGCCATAACAGACCCCTATCCCACCATAAACCGCCGTGCGGTGTTGTTAATAACCATTGTTACATATCCTGTTTGCGGAAATGTTCCGGATACATAATTTCCAGTAATATTTAACGATATACCACCTGCGGTTGTAAGCGATCCGCCAGTAGTTAAAAATTCACCACCAGCAATTACATGACGCCCTACCGTCAAATCATTGTTTGTTGTGTTAAATGTTAATCCGTTATCACTTGTAACAGAGCCAGTGCCGTTAAAAAGGGTAACTTGCCCACTTGTACCACTACCACTAATTCCGCCTAATGCTGTCAATGCCGCGCTACCACTCGTTGCGCCTGTACCACCCCTTGCAACAGAAAGTGTTCCTGTGGTTTCAGCCAGAATATCTACTGCACTCCATGTATTATCGCCGTGCAAGATGGTGCTAGAACTTGCGGTTCCAGTACCCAAACGCGCCGTTGCGACCGTGCCGCTTGTAATATCAGCCGCCGCATGGGTATGGCTTGCTGCCGCTGCACCTAGCGCGCTTAATGCAGCACTTGCGGTTGTTGCGCCAGTACCGCCGCGTGTGATGGGTAGTGTTCCACT